CTTTGAAAGGATTTCCTCGCCGACGCTCAACGCCTACACGAAAAAAACCACCATTGATACCACTGAATATTCCCTCCGGAATTATTCGATCAAGACAAACGGGACCTATGGCACGAGCAGCACGTACAAGCACTGCCTCGTCCCCGTCGTCCCCGGCGCGGCTGTTGAGGTCAAGGCGAGCTCCGGATACATGACAAGATTTTGTTTTGTAAAAAGCACGACCTCGCCTGCCTCCGGCGCCGCGATCGACTTGTGCGTTGGATCGTCCTGCGTGGAGTTGTCGGCAGGTACGAACAAATCTTTCATAGCTCCGGCGGACGCGGTTGCCTTCCTATTTTATCGTGGTGAATCGCCCTACGCAAACACCCCGGAGAGCATCGCAACCTACGAGGCGATCGTACCAATTGACAACCTTCTCACCCCCTCCGCGTCGGCGCCTCTCTCCGCCAACCAGGGCGTGGTGATAGGGGAAAAGATCGACGACACCAACCTCCGCCTCGATATGAAGGGGCTGACCGCAGGGACGCCGCGCGACCTCTCCGTGCTTGAGCTTCTCAATCTTTATATCAACCGGACGACCCTCAAGTGGAACACCAACAACTCTTACAAGCATAAGATACTGCCCACGTCCGCCGGCGAAAAGTACCTGATAACGGCCAACAACAGCGCCGCGGCTTCAATCGCTTTCCTCACCTCCAATTCTGCGACCGCAGGCGCAGACGCTCCGATCGTCTCCGGGACGTCCGTCATAGCGATCCCGGCCGGAAAGAGCATTGTGGTTGAAATCCCGTCCGGGTGCGCGTATCTCTATTACTACTGCGGCCTGGTTGACGGAGAAACGGAGCCGAACACGCCCGCAAGCATCGCGATTATGCGGGAAGATGCCGACGCCTTCGCTACCAAGACCGAAACGCAGTACCAGACTGCTGTTGACGTTTCCTCCGCGGAGTTGCTCTATTATTATGTGACGGCTGCCGGCAAGTGGTCAGCGAACGGCTACCACCGGCACATAGTAATCCCGGTGAACGCAGGGGACACCTACGTGATTGTCGGGACGAAAGACTACACCACCTATTTGAGTTATCTTACATCAAAAGGCAGTGTTGTATCCGGCGGCGACGTTCCGCTTGTTGCTGACACCGAAGCAAGGTATTGGATCAATGCAGGAGCAACAAAGAAAATCGTTGTGCCGACCGGGTGCAAATACTTGTGTTTTGCGGCGACTATGTCGCAGGCCGAATACAACGTGTCGCACCGGCTCCGCTCCCCCTTCTCCGTCACAAAGATCGAGGAGGTGAAGGACGTCGTTTCAGCCATCGTCGGGCAGTCTGGCAGCATCCTCTCTCTCAATCCGGAAAGCGAATGGAAGCCAAAGATGATGGCCGCGCAGAAGCGTTACTACACCTCTTCCGACACGACCGAGGCAACCCCGCTCGTCATTGTCCATTTATCCGATATTCACGGGAATTGGAACAATGTTGCAAGGTTTACGGAGTTCTGCGAAAAATACAGCTCGTTTATCAATATGCGCCTGAACACCGGCGACACGGTGGCGGACGATTACGACGACGGGATCGACGGCTACGCCTCCCTCCCGAACGTCGGTAAGATCATAAATATCATCGGCAACCATGATTCGTCCAAGTACGAGAACAGCGTTAGGGATTGGAACTATTACTGCGGCCTTCCTTGCTACGAGCGATTCATCGCGCCTTTCATTGAAGGGTGGGGTGTTACGCAGCCGGAGGACGCGGAGGCCAACGGCTACTGCTATTTCTACAAGGACTATGCTGACAAGAAAATCCGCGTGGTTTTCGTTGATATTATGGCATACGACGACACGGAGGACGCCTGGCTCGCCGACGTCCTCGCGGACGCCATCGAAAACGAGTACCATGTCGTAATAGCAACCCACTACGCGGGTGTGCGAAAGAGCTCCGAATCCTCCGAGAAGGTATTTGACAAGATGCCGTGCAACTACACCACCTTATATCCTCTGGGGAGCAACTCCGCCAACCTCACCCCCTACAACTACAGCGCATACAAGATGATGATTGCGGTGGACGAGTTCATGCAGGGCGGCGGGAAATTCGTTGGCTATCTCCAGGGCCACTACCACGCGGATTTCATCGCCAAGTGCGCGGAGTTCCCTGCCCAGCTCATCTTTGCGATCGGCGCGTCGAAAGCGGGCGAGTTCCGCGATTACAAGCACACGGAGGGGACCCGCTTCCAGGACGAGTTCCAGGTGGTATCTATTGACACCAAGAACACTATCGTCAAGATTTTCAAAGTGGGCGCGAACATCGACCGATACGGAAGGACGAAAGGGAGCGTGTGTATCAATTATTCCACCGGGGAAATCCTGGGCGAGGGTATGTTTTAGGCAATAATCCGGGGCCCTCCGGGGCCCCATAAAAACCACAACCAATGGACATCGAAACTATCATCACGGCCGTAGGAGCCGCCCTGGGAGGGGGCGGCATCGGCAGCGTCATTGGATGGCGCGCAAAGAAACGCCAGGAGACCGCGGACGCGGCGAAGGCGGAGGCAGAGGCGAAGGGCGACCAGATCGAGAACATCGAGAAGATGGTCGAGAGGGCCTACAAGCCCATCATCGAGGACCTCACCGAGCGCATCCAGAAACTCCAGGACAAGGTGGACCGGCTCGAAGGGGAGAAGGACGACCTGGGGATGAGGATCGACGAGCTGGAGGACGAGAACAGAACGCTGCGCAACGCCCTCCGCGAGCTGGCGCCGGAGAGCATACCGAGCCGCCGCGGGCTGAACGCCAAGAAGCAGGCCCGGAACGCCAACGGGACCTTTGCCAAGAAGGCCGTCGGTAACTACCAGCGTGACGAGGGCACCTATGGCAAATAAGACGCTCATACTGATTGACAACGGCCACGGGGCGGAGACGCCCGGCAAGCGGAGCCCGGACGGATCGCTGCGCGAATACGCCTGGGCCCGCGAAGTGGCGCGTATGGCCTGCGATCTCCTCCAGGCGGAGGGCTACAACGCCCGCCTCCTGGTCCCGGAGGATCGGGACGTCTCCCTGGCGGAGCGCTGCCGCCGGGCGAACAAGTACGACAAGCGCGATACGATCCTGATCTCGATCCACAACAACGCGGCCGGCGACGGGAGCAAGTGGATGAAGGCCCGCGGCTGGGCGATCTACACCACCCGCGGGATCACCGAGGCGGACCGGCTCGCGGAGGCGATCTACCAGCGGGCCGTCAGGGAGTTCCGGGCCCCGCTGTCCGTCCGGACGTATTCCAACCAGCCGCTGGGACACGATTGGGAAGCGGATTTCTATATCCTGATCCACAGCTTCATGCCGGCCGTCCTGATTGAGAATTTCTTTCAGGACAACCGGGATGACGTCGCCTTCCTCAAGACGGACGCCGGGAAGGTTGCGTGTGCGGAGGTCGTGGTCGATGGCGTCAAGGACTATTTCAAGAGCAAGCGATGAAAGAGGCAATCAAATTTCTCTTGTACCTCTGGCAGCTCCCGCAGAACATCGTGGGGCTGCTCCTGATCCTGATCCTCCGGCCGGAGCAGGCATACGATTTCGGAGACGAGGAGCCGAGGGTCCGGCTGTACTATGCGTCCCGTATGCGGGGCGGGATTTCCCTGGGCCGGTATATCATCATCAGGGACACTTACAAGGACTACAAGGGCGGCACGGAACAGCATGAGCTGGGCCACAGCCGTCAGTCATTGTTCCTGGGTCCCCTCTACCTGGTTGTGATCGGGCTCCCGTCGATCCTCTGGGCGGCGTGGTGGAACGAGGACCGGGGCATGAGTTACTATTCGTTTTACACCGAGGCGTGGGCCGATCATCTTGGAGGGGTAAACCGATGCTGACGCGATCTCACCACCGACGCAGCCGGGGGCCGGGCACTATCGTATTCTCCGTGGCTTTTCTTTTCCTGCTTCCCGGCTGCGGCCTCCTCCGTCCACGCGAGAGGATTGTCACGGTCACGGAGACGGTGACGCAGTACCGCGACAGCACGGCCTGGCGGGACACAACAATCTACGTCCCGATCCCCCTGGAGGCGGACCAGGCCATCGTCCACGTCGGCGACACCTCGCACCGGGAGACCTCCGTGGCGACGTCCGACGCCTGGGTTGGCGCGGACGGCTTCCTGCATCACGACCTCCGGAACAAGCCCGGCCGGATCGCCCACGGCGTGAAGCTCCCGGAGCATTTCCTTGTAAGCAACGTCAAGAACACGAAAGAACGTGCCGAAATCATAACGAAAGAGGTCAAGGTGGAGCGACCCTTGAATTTCTGGCAACGCTTCAAAATCGGGGCTTTCTGGTGGCTTCTCGCCCTGGCCGCCGTAGGGTGGAGAAAGCCGCTGCTGGCTATATTCAAGAGAATAGCATCTGCCGTCACGGGCCATTGACAGGAGCCCCCGGAGGCGGCAACAAACGAGGACGGCCGACCCTTCCGAAAAGGCCGGCCGCCTTGCTCCTCCGGACAACATAATCTCTCCCCAGAGAAAGACGCAAAAAGGCGCACGTCCAAAGGATTTTTCCTTTGCTACGTGCGTCTGCTTTTTTTCGCGGCCCGCTGCAAAGGTACATGGATTTGAGAACGTACCAAATAGCAACAATCTACTATGGAAAAACTTGAAACGACGATGCGGGACGCCCTGGCGGATTTCCTGGGCATGCTTTCACACAAGGCCCGGACGGGCGAGCTCAACGCGGACGACGCGGCGACGATCTACCGGGCGATCTGCGACGCCGGAGGAATACACGCCACGGTCAGGGACCTGGCGGGCTACTACGGGCAGAGCGAGAACAACGTCCGGCACGTCATCAACCGGAACCTCCTGCCCGCCCCGGAGCGGAGGGTGTACCACGATTTCGCCGCCTTCAGGAAGCGCGTGCCCGCCGGGTGGACAAAGCGCGGCTGTAAATCAGGCCGTTAGCAGAGAATTGGCACACATTTCCGGGGCGGTCCGGCAGTTCCGATCTTTGCCGAACAACCATTAAACAAATCTTACTATGGCAGATGTAACCTACATCCCTGACGGCATGGGTCAGGGCAACAATCTCCTCCCGTGGCTCCTCGCCGGCAACAACGGCTTCGGGGGCCTGGGCGGTTTCAACAGCATCATCGACATCTTCGGCCTCGCCATCGTGGCTCAGATGTTCGGTTGGAACGGCAACGGCTTCGGCGGTTTCGGCGGCAACGGCGCCGGCATGGCCGGCTTCATCTCGAATCAGCTGAACAACGACAGCGGCCGCGAGCTGCTGATGAACGCCATCACCTCCCAGGGCGAGGCGTCCCGCGCCGCGGTCCAGAGCCTGTCCACCATGATCGGCCAGGACTTCAACCTCGTCAACGCCGCGGTCCAGTCCCTGCAGAACGGCCTTTCCAGCCTCGCCCTCCAGCAGGCGGTCAGCGTCCCGCAGCTCATCAACGCGATCCAGGCCGGCGACAACGGCCTCATGGCGAAGCTGTGCGAGTGCTGCTGCGAGAATCGCCTGCTCACCACCCAGCAGGGCTACGAGAATCGCATCCAGACGATCGAGCAGACCAACCAGCTCGGCAGCCAGGCGGACCGCAACACGGCGGCTATCACCGGATCGATCGCGGACCTCAAGACCGCGATGGTGAAGGAGTTCTGCGACGCGAGGGAGCGCGACATGCAGGCCAAGATCGACACCCAGGCCGACCTCATCACCCAGCTGCGCAGCAAGGCGGACAACGCCGAGCAGACGCAGAAATTCATGAGCGCCTTCGCCGTCCTGGACCAGAAGATCACCGAGCTGGCCGCGAAGCAGCCGAACACCGTCCCCGTCACCTGGCCCAACCTCGCCGCGGTGAACACCACCCCCTACGTGAGCGGCGGCTACTACCAGGGCGGCTTCAACGGCTTCTACGGCCCCGGCGCGAACGGCTTCAACTTCTAACGGGAGGACCGCGCTATGTTCGGATGTAATGTAAACGTAACGACGAATATCAACGGCGTACCTTACCTGTCCACGAACGGGATCACGGTGGGTGATGCGTCCGTCGATTTCTCGCTCGGCTTCCGCCGCATCCCCAAGGTGGGCTCGGTGGTCATCCGCATCGCGGCCGCGATCCCGGACGGGACGACCGGCACCCTGCCGGTCCGCTTCACCCTGAACGGGAACACCCGCAACCTCACATTCTTCGGAGGGACCAACGTCACCGCCGCCGATCTGGTCGGTGCCGGCGTGATTGAGGTCTGGTACGACTGGTTCAACGGAATCTTTCAGCTGGTCTCGCCCCTGGCTCCGGCAACGCCTTAATTCAACAACCAAAATCAAGAAACAATGTTCACAGGACAACCGCAGGGAGCATCCCAGATTGCGCAAGGTGCGACCCTATACGTGTTCAACCGCAAGGATTTCTCCGTGACGATGGCGAGCGTGCTCAACGTGTCACAGCCCCACGTCTCGAAGGCAGCGCAAACAAATCCCGCCCTGGGCATGCAGGGCTTCGTCGTGGACCTCACCCTCTCAATGGGGAGTGATACCACGTCGGTGGAATACCCCGTCAATAGTCCGGGGGCCAACTACCCGGAAAAGGGCTGGTACATCAGTCCGGACCGGATCGCGGTCACCCGCGAGATCGAGGCGGCGAGCAACAGCTCAAAGCAATTCCTGGCCCAGCGCCCGTTCCACGAGATGGTGGTGCAGAAAGCCCCGGCGCTCCTCCTGCAGCTCAACCCGGAGCGGCAGATGGAGGCGCAGCAGGCGGAAAAGATCGCAAGCCTGGAGAGACAACTTGCGGACATCAGCGGAAAGTTCGACCAAATGGTCGGGATGCTCTCCGCGGCGGTCCAGCCAAAGAACGACAAACCAAAGGAGGAAAAATAATGGCACTTATCATTACCGAACGGAACGAGGCCGACCGCTTCAAGGAGGCCATGCGCAAGATTGAGGAAGGGTACAAGGAAATTGAGCACCTCTCCGACAAGATGCGCCTGCAGTACGGCGAGCGGGGGACCCGCGGAGACCGGGACGGCGACGGCCGCTACAACGAGCGCTACGGCGAGCGTTATGACGACTACAAGGGCTACGGCGAGCGCGACGGCTACGGACACCGCGAAGGCGGCTGGGACGAGCGGCGCGACAGCATGGGCCGCTATCGTTAATCAACAGGGGGGGGGCCGGCGCCTCCCCTTCACCATGATTCAAGGATATGGCAAGACTTGATTTATACGACATCAGGCCGGCTGGCCTGGACGCATACTTGAGCTATTACGGCTACCACTTCTCACCGGCTATGGCTCGCTGGGCCGTGGATCACATGGTGCCGCGAGGCGGAGGCCGGATGAAGATGATGGACAAGGAGGCCGCCGAGAAGCTGCTGCTTGACCGCGAGATCGATTTCACGGCGGCGAAGGGCCATGACCTGGTGTATATCGCCAACATGGTCGTCGCCGACCGCTGGGGGAGTTCCGTCAAGACGGAGGATCAGCTTGCCCTCGCCGTCAAGGATGAACTTGACGACCCGGACGGCTACGACGGCATGGCCTTCTCCCGTTTCCTGGCCGACTGCAACGCAAAGGGCATCCCGATCGTCTGGGAGGACATGATATGATACACCGGGCGCTCCGGGTCCGCGGCTGGACAGTTGATTTCCTTTTCGCCCACCGGCGCAACGATCCGGAGGGGGTGCTTGCGGTCATGCGCAGCTTCGGGGCTCCGGAATCGCTCCTGGCGCAGGCGGAGGACCTCATGGGCGCGGGGCCCAACTGCGGCTTTACCTTCTCCAACTCCGACCGGCGGCTGTGCCTTTCCTGGATCGGCCCGCAGACGGAGGGGCGGGAGTGGGTGAACACGATCGTACACGAAATCGTCCACGTTGCAATCGCCGTCGCCGTCGAGGATGGGATCGACCCGCGCACGGAGACCTTCGCCTACCTTGTCGGCGAAATCACCGAACAGGTGTCCGACCTGATATGCCTACTTTCCTGCGACCATTGTCGGGAAAGAAAAAATGATTAACTTTGTAGCCGGAAACATGCAACGTTTCCATTTGCGTGTGAGCCCTTCCGGGATGGTTTCCTGGGGGGCTTTTTCCGTAGGTTTCAATCAGATTGACAGCCGGTTGACAAATCGAGAGGAGACGAAAACGCCAACCCGCTGAAATACTGCGGATTGGCGAAATAATTGCGTGGCCCCTGGGGGGCCCTACCACCCTGCAAGGCCCCCTTCCGGCACAATCGCCCCGGCGCCCGTTTCCCCGCCTCCGCGCAATCCTCGGGGGCATTCCGGCGCACCTCCGGGGATTGCGGAGAATTGCGGGACCTTGCGACAGATTGCACATGCGTTGACGGGCTGTTGACAATTTTACGTATCTTTGCATACGAACACGCATTCACGGCCCATGCCTAAGATCACCGCCTCCCTCTCCCGCCGCGTGGACGCGCGCGGCAAGTCTGAGATCCTGCTCCGCTTCGTCGGAGGCCGGGACCACATCTACCGCCTGCACAGCCGGCTCTCCGTGCCGCCTTCCAGATGGAAGGACGGCTCCGTCGTCATCCCGCGCCTGGGGACGGACGAGCAGCGGGAGCTGAAGGCCCTGAAGGACCGGCTCGACGCCCTGGTCCGCCACCTGCTCGACGCCTTCCAGGACGCTGACCCCGACGCCGTGGACCGTGAGGCGATGCAGGAGGCCGTCGAGCGCTTCCACCATCCCGACCGCGGTGCGAGGGACTTCTTCGACATGTACGCGGAGTTCTGCGCCACCCAGGACGTCAGCCGCGACCGCCTGAAGCGCTACGCCGTGGTGCGCGGTCTCCTGGAGGGGTTCCAGGTTGAGCTGGGGCGCAAGCTCACCGCCGAGGGGACGGACGCCCGCACCCTGGACGCGCTCCGCTCATACATGGCGAAGGGGCGCAGGGGCAAGAACATCGTCATCGACTACATGAAGGTCGTGAGGGCCTTCTTCAACTGGATGCGCCGGCGCGGTCTCTGCAAGGCCGACCCCTTCGACGGCTACCAGATCGGGACGGCCGTGTACGGCACGCCCTACTACCTCACCCTGGAGGAAAGGGACCGGCTCTACCGCACCAACCTGGGGCGCCATCCGTCGCTCGCCGTCCAGAGGGACGTCTTCGTCTTCCAGTGCCTTGTGGGGTGCCGGGTTGGCGACCTGATCAAGCTCCGCAAGGGCGACATCGTGGACGGTGTGCTCACCTACATCCCCCGCAAGACCGTGGACGAGCGCCCGGTGGTGGTGCGCGTCCCCCTGAACCACACCGCCCGGGAGATCGTGGCAAGGTACGCCGGCCTCCCCGGCGACCGGCTCCTCCCGTTCATCAGCATGCAGAAGTACAACGACGCGATAAAGCGCTGCTTCCTCGCCGCGAGGCTCACCCGCCCGGTGGCGGTCCTGGACCCCGTGACGCGGAAGGAGGTGAAGCACCCCCTGAACGAAGTCGCCTCGTCCCACCTGGCGCGCCGCACCTTCATCGGCAACCTGTACAAGCAGGTCCCCGACCCGAACCTCATCGGCGCGATGTCCGGGCACAGCGAGGGGAGCCGGGCCTTCGCCCGCTACCGCGACATCGACGACGAGATGAAGGCCAGCCTCGTGGAGATGCTGGAGGCAAAAAAGGAGTAACTAAATTTGCTTTTCTGGTAAAATTGGTTACCTTTGTAGAAGAGGATCAAGTTAAGCGGATGATTCCATAAGAATGCAACAGAAGCTCCCCGGCCGAGAGGTCCGGGGGCTTTCGCGTCTATGCGCCCCAGGGCCATCCGCGCCCCGTGAGGAGCCAGTCCGCGGAGCATCCGTAGTTCAGCACCAGGTGCGTCAGCCACTCCGGGCGCAGGATGCGCCGCGCGTGGTCCTTCTCCTGCTGGGCGAAGTTCCTCCTGTCCACGCCGAGCTCCCTGCAGATCCTCCGCTGCGACACCCGCCCGGTCAGGCGCAGGTCGTCGTAGGCCTGGAACCAGCGGTCCGTTATCGTCTGCGCGTCCATCTTATTCCCTCCATCGGTTCCTCCCCTCCGCTGGCGCACAGCACGGCGTTCAGGTCCTCATTCAGATACAGACACCATGCGGTCTCGACCGGGTCGCCGGTCCTGTTCAGATGTCGGAACGACTGACGGAAGACACGGACGACGACGCTGTCCCCGGACGGCCCATCGAGATCCGGTCTGTAGAAGTCCAGGTCCACCTCGCCCTCGCCCAGGTAATCAAGGCGTACGGGCTTGTATGTCTCCGGGGAGCTTATTCTCCCGGAAAGGTATCGGTCAACGACCGGCTGCGCTTCCTTCCCGGGGTTCGTGCATGCAAGCGCAAGGAGGCCTGCGACGGCTAATAGATACAGTTTCATTTCATTCGGAGTGTTATGTATTCCGTCAAGTCAATCACATGGCCTCCTTCGAATCTGGGACCTTCCTCGAGACGAGGACCTTGATGGTCTCCTGCTGCGACCTGATGGTCTCCGACATATCCGTGAACATCTTGACGAGCTCCAGGGGAAGATAGACGCCGGACGGGCGCTCCATCTTCACGGGCTCCGTGCCGGCCGTCTTGGCGGCGCCGCTCCTGAGCATCTTTTGGGACGTGCCCGCGAGAAAGTCGGGGTCGATCTCCGCGTCCAGGGACGCCAGCCTCTCCCCGAACCTGGTCGGGAAGGCCTTCAGCCCGTTCAGGACGGCCGAGAAGGCCGACCTGTTGGAGTACCCCATCATTTTCCCTATTTCAGCCTGCGTGACACCCTTTTTCTGGGAGAGGTAGCCGACAACGAGTTTCGCCCTTTCAGGCAGCGTCAAATCCATAAAAAGCAACAAAAACAAAAAATAATGCAAAAATGTTTTCTTTTTTAGGAAACAATTTTTACCTTTGTCCCAAGAAAGAAATATTTTACAACCGCAAAGTTAATGAAAGACAACAAAACTACCAAATAGACAACCTTAAAACACGCACGCAAATGAAAACCAAGACTTACATCCTCCGCCCGGTTACCGACACCCGCGACATCGTTCTCTACTACGAATTCGTCCGCAAGGAAGACGACGCGATCCTTCGCTCCTCCAAAGACTACGACTTTCTTCTCGCCTACGGTGAAGGCTACACCTCCGCAATGAACTGCACCTTCATCGTGTTGTAAGATACCGGGGAGGGCAACCCCCTCCCAATTAAAGACCAGGCCTTATGGAAACCATTGTCAAGTACATCTTCCGTTGCGGATTTGACGAGATTGAGAAGGGCGAGAACACCTTCCGCTACCTCCGCATCCGTGGGCGCGAACTCGCCCAGCAGATGGGAAAACCAGTACAGCTATCCGCATACAATGAACTCGTCCCTCGTTGGGAACACCTCGGAACCGACTACCCCGACGGGACTTGTATCAACTCCTTCGGGGACATTATGGTCCTGGACGACGATGGCAGGAACTACCGCATCATCGGAAAGGACGGAAAACAAACCTCCCAAGCAGAACGGAGGCTATAAACACAAGTTTTTGGGAAGCCCGGACGGGCGCGAGTTCCTCCGGGTTTATTAACAGACAACAACCAATATAACACGCAAATACCATGAAAAAGAAAACCGTTTCCAATCTTCTCGGAATCATCTGCGTCGGCCTCGTCTTCGCCGGCTGCGCCGAGTACACCGACGGAGGCCCCGGCCTCTGGAACTACGTCTGCCTCGGCCTCTCCGCCCTCTGCGGATGGGGCTCCAAGAAGCTCGAAATCAAAAAATCAAACTAACCATGCAAACCACACCCAACACAGCCAACCCCGCGCGGGCCTTCAAGAAGGGCCTCTCCGAACTGCGGGTCAAGGACGTCCCGGAGGTGCGCTCCAGGCTGACACGCATCCTGGAGATCACCACGAACGCGTCCTTCAACAACTACGCCTCCGGGCGCGTGAAGACCCTGGACGTGGAGAAGGCCAAGCAGATCGAGGCCGTCTTCGCCTACTACGGCGTCAAGGAGCCCTGGGGACTATGATCACAATGTACAACCGATAAATACACGCAAAATGGAAATCAAGATCAAGAGACTGCGCCTGCGCAACTTCAAGGGTGTGCGCGACGGCGACTACCTTTTCAACGGACGGAACGCCACCATCGAGGGCCCCAACGGCTCCGGCAAGTCCACCGTCTTCGACGGCTTTACCTGGCTGTTGTTCGGCAAGGACCACCGCGACCAGACCTCCAACACCTTCGAGGTCAAGACCATCGACCCCGCCACCGGGAAGCCCTACCCCCGCGAGGACCACTGGGTAGAGGCGGAGCTCGTCGTGGACGGCCAGGACCACGTCCTCCGGCGCTCGTGGATCGAGAACTGGGTCAAGCCAACCGGCGAGACCGAGGAGGTCATGCGCGGACACTCCAGCGCCTTCTACGTGGACGGCGTGGACGTAGGCACGAAGACCGCCTTCGACGCCGTGGTCTCCGGCTGGCTCCGCGAGGACAGCTTCAAGCTCCTCACCAACCCGCACTACTTCATCGACGACGCCTTCACCGACTGGAAGGAGCGCCGGAAGGCCCTGCTCGACATGGTGAAGGACGACCCCGGCCGGGCAAAGGTCCGCGCCGAGTTCGCCGACGTGGTGGACAAGCTATCCGGCAGGTCAATCGAGGACTACCGCAAGCGCATCGCCCTGGAGAAGAAGGCAAACAAGCACGACCTGGAGCAGGTGCGCTCCCGCATCGACGGGATGCGCGAGGCCCTTCCGCAGGAGCAGGACACCGCCGCCGTCACCATGCGCCTCGAAGAACTGAAGGCCCGGCGCGACAAGACCGTCGCCGAGCTCAAGGCGAAGTCCGAGGCCCTGGACAAGTCCATCGCCAGCGCCGACGCGGTTGACGCCGCCCGCAAGGAGGAGAACGCCGCCGTCTGGGCCGAGATCACGAAGGTCCAGATCGCCATGGCCGACATCGTCGCGAAGGCCGGACAGGACGCCATCGAATCACACGCCCAGCAGGACCGCAAGATCCAGGTAGCGAAGCAGGCGCTCTCCAGCATCCGGCAGAGGAAGTCCATCATCGCCGAGCATGAGGACGGGGCGCGAGAGGGCATCGAGAGGGCCGAGAAGGAGCGCGGACGCCTCTCCGCCAGGCTGAACGACCTCGGCGAAAAGTACAAGGCCGAGAAGGCCCAGGCCTTCGAGTACACGGCCACGGACGTCTGCCCCTGCTGCGGACAGCCCATCCCCGCCGCCACCATCATGCGCGACAAGCAGAAGGCCCAGGAGGAGTTCCTCAAGATGAAGAAGGCCGTCCTCGACAAGCTCGTCGCCGAGGCGAAGGAGATCAAGGAAACCATCGCCGATCTCGACCGTGACATGAAGGGGCTCAATGAGACCCGCCAGGCCGCGAACACCGAGCTCGCGGCGGTGGAGCAGGAGCTCCAGAAGAAGACCGCCGAGGTCGAGGCCCTGGAGGCAGGGTACAAGCCCGTAACACGGTCGGAAATTGAGGCGACCGCCACGGGGACCGACGAATACAAGGCCCTCGCACGCAAGGAGCAGGAACTCCGCGTCCAGGCCCTCAAGACCGCCAGTCGCCCCGCCGACCTGGACGAGCTCGTCCACGAGCGCAAGCAGGTGGAGCAGCAGATCCGCGACGAGGAGGCCCGCTACGCCCGCGCCGAGCTCGACGCGAAGGAGGCCCTTTCCGTCGGCAAGGTCCGCGCCGAGCAGGAGGAGCTCATCCGCCGGAAGGAGCGGGAGGCGAAGGGCTTCGCCGACGCCATCGCCCAGGAGGAGAGGGACGAGGCCCGCGCGGCCGAGTTCGTCAAGGCCGACATCGACAGCGTGGAGAAGGCCATCGCCTCCCTCTTCCGCTTCGCCAGGTGGAAGATGTTCGACCGCACGATGGACGGCGCGATCGTGGAGACGTGCGAGGTGACCACCCCGGAGGGCGTGCCCTACCGCTCCATGAACGACGCCGCGAAGATCCTCTGCGGCATCGACGTGATCCGCGTCTTCTCGGAGCACTTCGGGAGCACCGCCCCCATCTTCATCGACAATGCCGAGGGCGTCCTGAAGGACAGCTTCGACACCGCATCCCAGGTCATCCGCCTGGTGGTGAAGGACACCGACGGGCTCACCCTCATAACCGACTAAACCATGGACCTGGAGCTCATCGCGAGGACGTACCCGGACGTGTGCATCACCGTCCGCCTGGGAGACCTCCTGGAGGCCAACGAAACCCTGGCCCGCAAGGTCAGGGAGGAGGCCGAGAGGGAGGCGGAACGGCGGTTCCAGATCCACTCCGACTTCCTCGTCGCCAAGGAGGAGGCACGGGCGCGCCTCGGGCGCCCCGACCCCTCCACCCTCTGGCGGTGGGAGAAGGCCGGATACCTGATACCCGTCAGGATCGGGACGAGGGTGTTCTACCGGCAGAGCGACCTCGACAGGCTCATCCAGAACAAGTACAAGACGACAACCCTATAAAACACGCAAAAAATGGAAAACGAAAAGAAAAATGCATCTGTCGGCCAGTCCCTCCTGGGGGCGAACGACAAGGGCCGCGTCACCTACCAGGTGAACGGCCAAGACGTCAACCTCTCCTTCCAGATCGTCCGCAGCTTCCTGACGCGCGGCAGCGCCGCCGTCACGGACGCAGAGGTCGTCCAGTTCATCAGCCTGTGCCGGGCGAACCTCCTGAACCCCTTCATCGGGGACGCCTACATGGTCAAGTACGGGAGCGAGCCCGCCAGCATGATCATCAGCAAGGCGGCCTTCATGAAGCGCGGAGAGAACAGCAACGAGTACGCAGGCTATCAGGCCGGGGTGATCGTCCTCCGCGACGGGAAGGTCCTGGAGGAGGAGGGCTCCTTCTTCCTCCCCGGCGACCAGCTCGTCGGCGGCTGGGCGAAGGTGTACCGCAAGGACCGGGAGCACCCTACCATCCAGCGGGTGCGCCTTGCCGAATACAACACCGGCAAGAGCACCTGGGCCGCCAAGCCCGGCACGATGATACGCAAGGTCGCCATGGCCCAGGCCTTCCGCGAGGCCTTCCCGATGGCCGTCGAGGGCATGTACATCCCGGAGGAGGGGCCGGACGAGCAGGGCCAGGAGCCCGCACCAGCCGCGAACAACATCAAGCCCGTCTTCACGGAGGAGGACGCGCCCGCCACGCAGGAGGCCCGGGAGGCCGCCAAAGAAGCCGCACAGGAGGCTCCGGCACCAGCGCCCGACCCCGAACCCGTCCCGGCGGCCGAAGCTCCCACAGGGCCCGAAAACGGGCCGCAGGAGGAGAAGCTCCCCTGGGAGAACGGACAGGAAGACACCAACCTCGACCTCTTCAAATCATGAAACTGACCGTATTAGCATCCGGCAGCTCCGGCAACGGCTACCTGCTCGAGGCCCGGCACTCCGCGCTCCTCCTGGAGTGCGGGGTGAAGCCGGAGGCCATGATGCGCCGGATCTCCATGCCCATATCAAGGATAGCCGGCGCCCTGATCACCCACGAGCACGGCGACCACGCCGGATACGCGCAGCGCTACGCATCGCTCGGCATCCCCGTCTTCGCGAGCGAGGGCACCCTGAAGGCCATCCGTCTGTCCGGCACCACGCGCCCCCTCCGGGCGATGCAGGTGACCTACCTGGACGAGTGGAAGGTGATGCCCTTCGACGTGAGGCACGACGCCGCCGAGCCCCTGGGCTTCATCATCGAGCACCCGGAGGCCGGGCGAATCCTTTTCCTGACAGACACGCAGAACTGCCCGTACGACTTCCGCGCGATCGGCATCGACCACATGATGATAGAGGCGAACTACGACGACGCGATCCTGGACGGGAACGTGGCAGGCGGCAGGATCGACGCCGCCAGGGCCGCCCGAACCAGGGGAAAGCACATGTCCATCCGCGGCGCCTGCGAGCTCATCAGGGCCGACCAGACCGAGGAGCTGAAGACCGTCGTGCTGATCCACCTATCCATGAACAACGCCAACGCGCGGGACTTCGCCCGCAAGGCCTCGGACACGGCCATCTTCGCCCGCGTCCACGTCGCAAGGGCCGGGCTGTCCATTGAACTCAACAAGAACGAGATATGAAGGACCTGCCATACATAACCCACGATTTCGGCGCGAGGAACGACCCGAAGCTCATGGACCTGCAGATGGACATGGGAGGCCAGGGGCTCGGCATCTACTGGTGCCTGGTGGAAATGCTCTGGGAGAACGGGGGCTCGATCCCCGCGAACTACAAGAGCATCGCCTTCGCCCTCCGCTGGTGCAAGCCTGCCGAGGTGGAGAAGGTCGTGACCGGGTACCGGCTTTTCGAGGTCAAGGACGGCTGCCTGTACAGCCAGTCCGCGACCGCCAGGATCAACGAGATGCGCAGCCGGTTCGGAGCCAGGAGCGAATCCAGCCGAAAAGCGAACGCAGCCCGATGGGGAAAGCAGACGCAATCCGAACGGAATGCGGACGCAGTCCGAACGCAATCCGAACGGAATGCGGACGGAATCCCTCTAACTAACATACTAACTAACAAACAAACAAACAGTATTAATAATACGCCGCTTACGGCGGCTGACTTTTTTGAAATCTTCTATTTTGATAACGTCAAGGACCCTGGCGCCGAGGCGCACCGCTTCGTGAACTACTACCAGGAGAGGGGCTGGACGTACCTGGACGGCACGCCCGTGTCCGATCCATCCCAGGCCGCCGCGGACTGGAAGCCCAAGATCGCCGGGAAACGGTGGGACGAGGAGGCGCTGCGCTGGTACCGGGCCGTATGGAACGCCGCCGCGAACCGCACCAAGGACTTCGACGACACCCTCGACACCTTCCTCTGCCAGCTCACTAACATGCGCCGGAAGGATAACCGGCTCGCCCTCGTCTTCAGGACGGAGGGCGCCGCCAGGAAGGTGTCCTCCTTCATCCATGACAACGACCTCGCGGGGGACTACACCCTTGACTTCCGCGTTGAAAACTGACGAAGGCCATGGAAACCGGGGCAACACTCACCGCACGGGAGGCGCGCAACATAGTCCGGCGCCTGAACACCATCGCACGGCTCACCGACGACCGCCGCATCAAGGAGCAGGTCCGCCTGGTCACCGTCGACGTCAACAAGGCCACCCGCCGCGTCTCCCGGAAGAAGCAGGAACTGAAACTATTTTAACCACCGCACGAAATGAACACCGACAACTACAACCCCAACGAGAAATCCTCCCTCTCCCAGGCGAAGCGCATCCTCGCCTACATGCAGGAGGGCCACCGCATCACCCCCCTGGAGGCGCTCGACCTTTTCAAATGCTTCCGCCTCGGCGCCCGGATCGCCGACCTTAAGGCCGCCGGCCACGCCATCAAGAGCGCGTTCGTCTGGACGCACACCGGCAAGCACGTCAAGCAGTACTGGCTGGAGACGGAGGCGGCCCAGGCATGAACGTCCGCGAGCTCATCGAATACCTCCGGCAGTTCGACCCGGACCGCGAGATCTGGGTGACCTACGACAGCATCGCCGCCTTCGAGCCGGAGTTCAAGCCGGCAGACGACCGCCAGGTCATGATGTACCACAGCGATGGCGTCCACCCCGGCGACCTGATCATGGAGGTCGGATAAGTCAAACACCAAAAACCAAACGCAAATGGCAACACTATTAATGGCAACCGGCGGGACGAAGGAAGTCACGCCAAAGAACGGGAAGAAGTTCACCCTGGAGGAGCTCCAGAAGCACGTGGGCGGCTACATCGAGCTCATGAGCTTCAGCAACGGCCACACCCTCGTCATGGACGAGGAGGGACGGCTGAAGGGGCTCCCCCTGAACCGCGAGGCCACGAAGATCGCCCGCCGCCTCGGCTACGACTACATCGTCGGCGACGTCCTCAACTGCAGGAGGGGCGAGATATGAACAAGGAATGGACCTACATGGACGTGGAGAAGCTCCGCACCCTGTACCCGCACCGCACCTGCGAGGAGATCGCCGGGGAGCTGGGGCGCACCGTCCGCGCGACCTACGTCATGGCGCAGCGCCTCGGCCTCAAGAAGCACCACTACGGGACCGAATGGACGCCCAGGATGCTGAAGCTCCTGAACGACTACTTCCCGATCATGTTCAACAAGCCCCTCGCCGCGTGGATCGGCGTGTCGAACCGCACCCTGATCCGCAAGGCCCGCGAGCTCGGCCTCCAGAAGCGCCCCGGCTTCCTGGACGACCGCCGCCACGACATCGCGAAGCTCGCCTCCGAAGGCCTCAAGCGGTGCCACGACGTCCCGTCCAGGTTCAAGAAGGGCGTCCGCTCCAACCCCGCCGGGGAGTTCAAGCCCGGCCACGTGGAGAGCCCGGAGACGAAGGCCAAGCGGTCCGAGGCCATGCGCCGCTACTGGCGCTACCGCAAGCAGAGGGAGGAGATCCGAAAACACGGCATAAACGTATGAACAAGCGCGACCTCATCAACACGTACCTGAACAGCGTCGGCAGGACCAGGGTGCAGGGGGACAGCACGGAGCCCCTGCTCCCCTTCCTGCTGGGCGACGCCATCTACACGATCTATAACCGCGACATAGCCCCCCTGGACCTCCGCCGCGAGGAGAAGAAGCTCCGCAACGACTGGGCCGAGAACTACACCCGGTTCAACCGCCCCTTCTTCGCCGCGATCGGATTTGACGCCTCCGACCAGGTGACCGACCTCATGGACGACTTCGAGGACTTCATCGCCAATAACGTGATGATCCTCCGCTCGGAGCTCATGCTCCTGCTCGGTGACGTCCCCTTCGACGAGCGCAAGCCAATCGTCTCCGCCCTCCTTTGCCACGTCCTCGCCCAGGCCGCCCAGTGCGCCTGGGGAAACGTGTACCGCGTGGGGAAGGTCCTCGGCCGGGGAAGGGGAGGGAGGCCCATGACCGTCCACCGCCCGGAGAAGAACATGCAGCTCGACGCCATCAACCGCGACGCCTTCGCCCTCGCCAACCGATGGCACAGCCGCATCTGCGAGGCCCTGGTGGACCCCAACAAGACAAAGGGCATCCCGCCCGCCATCAACGCGCTCTGCCGCCGGATCTACCTCTGGCTCCAGGACAACTGAAACGATAGGCTCGGAAACGCCGGGAGCGATCTCCGCAAGGTAAGGCCAGTATTCATAATCCTTCATTCATAAGCATAGAGTTATAGCCACCGCCGAGCCTTTTTTATTAGAACTAACACGAAACCAGGGCGCGGAAAAGCGCTGGCGAGACACTACCGCAGGGGATAGTTTTAGGAAGTCTTTCATATCGTCAAGTGTTTTAAGTGGTTGCCCCGCCGCGCCCTTTATTAACAAAGAAAAAACAATGAATAACACAATCGAAACCATCCGAGCCGAGATTGAAAGGCGAAAGAACTACTTGAAACCACAAGGAGGGCAAGGACTTATCCTTTGCGAAGAAATGCGGAAACAACTTGATTCGCTCCTTTCCTTCCTTGACACCCTCCAAGAGCAACCCGAAAATGACGATGCAAGTCAAGAGGAAATCATCGGTCTTTCCATAATGGCTTACCTTGAAACACACATTAAGAAAGACAAGGGACTTGTTCTTCGTGGTGTTACTCTCAAAGATGCAAGGGAGTGGATTAGAAGGCAGATTGCCAAGTTACCTTCCTCAAACGATGAATTATGCTCACAATATCATCCGCATTGGAAATCATTTCAAGAACAGAATGATATCATTATCAAGATAAAGACCGCTATTGCATCGTGTAACGGATTCAATCGTGAACACCGAGTCGAAGTTTTCAAACTTCTTGACTCGCTCAAGTTTCAACCCGTCTGCGAGGAGTTGGAGGAAGAAATGGAGAGATTTATGTCAAACCTCACCGAGAAGAAAGGTGTTTTTCCTCCGCTGACAAGGCTCGGATTTAGAGCCATTGTCCGTCACTTCGCCCAATGGCAGAAGGAGCAGATGATGAAGGAGGCGGTGGAAGGTGTCGTGATTTCTATTTCCGACAATGGTTGGGAATCCATACGAATATCTAAAAAGATTCACGAGTGTGGTGACAAGGTTAAACTCATCTTCATCAAGGAGGAAGGAAAATGAAAGCATTGCTCTTGATTATAGCACTTGAGTTGTTCTACGGACTCCATGTGCTTGAGAGAATTCACAACAAGATAAAGGAGGACAAGAAATGAGCAAGGACAACCGAGGCGGTGCGGAGACCGAGAAAGTGGTGGGCGTTTCCGAATTCGTCCGCAAGGAAGCACTCCTGGAGTTCCTAAATGGGATTTACACCAATAGCCGCTATGAGCAATTTGTCATTGACTGCATGATCGAAAAAATAAATACGCTATGAGACACCCGGAAATGAAAGCAGAGAAGCGGAACGAGGCCTTCCAGCTCGCCATCACAGTCATCGTGATCCTCGCCGCCGTCGTCGCCGTCGGTACGTTCTACATCAGGTACTGACGCCATGGCAAAGCCAAGCAACACCCTACCGCTGGACGCATACCAGCGCCTCCTGGAAAAGCAGGAGAAGGACGCCAGGCGAGCAAGGCCGCGACACGTGGAGAGCGACCTCCAGAAGGTCTGCGTCGCATGGTTCCGCGCCCAGTACCCATCACACGCCCTCATGCTGTTCGCCGTCCCGAACGGCGGCGCCAGGTCCAGGACCGAGGCCGCGATCATGAAGGGCGAGGGCGTGACCGCCGGCGTGGCGGACCTCATCCTCCTGGAGCCTCGCGGGGGCTACGGCGCCCTCTGCATCGAAATGAAGACCCGCGACAAGTCCAGCGGCCAGCGCCCAAGCCAGAAGGCGTGGCAGGAGGCCGCCGAGAAGGCAGGGAATAAGTACGTCCTCTGCCGGGGGCTGAAGGAGTTCCAGGAAGCCGTGCGCTCCTACATGTCCCGCCAGCCATCCTACGTCGTCTCCATCACGGAGGACGACCTCAAGCCCGGCATCAGCTTCCACAGCGAGAAGCGGACGCCGTTTTAACCCCCTTTTTTACGCGGAAGCGGTGTATTTTATACGCCGTTTCCGATTTTTTCCTACCTTTGCCAAGGACCAACACGCAAAGCCACATGACTAACGAGAAATTCAAGGAGCACATCGAGTACAGGCTCGAATCCCTTCGCAAGCTCAAGAACGGGCCCGACCGCCCGGAGAACTACGACGAGCAGGAGAAGCTGCTCACGTCAGCCCTGAAGATCATGACCTACGGGACCGGCCCTGCCCGCCGGCGCTTCCGCAGGGACTACGAGAGGAGGCTCGGGTTATGAGCGCCGAGGTCCGCATCCCGGAGACGGAGTACGCCGCCGACCTCGCCCAGGGGCTCGACGAGCTGTCCGGGTCCATCAAGGCCTCCGGGCTCTCCATCGCGGAGATCGCACGGGGCACGCGGTGCCACTGGGAGACCGTCTACCACGCCGCGAACAACATCCCCGTGCGCTTCGATTCCGCCCGCCGCATCGCCTACTATCTCAAAACCATAAGCCATGAATAAAGAACGAGACATACTGAAGCTGTCCCAGCTGGAGGCGAACAAGGGCCAGCTCAAATGGCTTCCCAAAAACCCGCGACAATGGACGAAGGAGGACGTCGAGCGGACCGCAGCCTCCATCCAGGAGGACACCGACTTCCTGGAGGACCGCCCGCTCCTCGTCTGTCCCAGCACCGCGCCGGGCAAGTACGTGGTCTTCTGCGGAAACCTCCGCCTGACGGCAGCGCGGTCGCTCGACCTGAAGGAGATCCCCGTCATGGTGTACCACCTCGACGAGGGCGGCCCGGAGGAGGACGAGATCCACGCCACGATCAAGCGCAGGGCCATGAAGGACAACGGCTCCTTCGGATCATGGGACTACGACGCCCTGGCGAACGAGTGGGACGACCTCCCGCTGACGGACTGGGGAATCCCGGCATGGGACACCGGCGAGGAGGACCAGGACGCGGACGCGACGCCGGTGAAGGAGGACAACTTCGACGAGGAGAAGGAGGAGATCCACGTCCGCTGCAAGCCCGGCGATGTGTGGGAGCTCGGCGAGCATCGGCTGATGTGTGGGGATAGCATTGATTTAGAACAAGTTAAACTACTGACGGGGGGGGGTGCTCATTGACATGGTGTTCACCGATCCGCCATACGGAGTGAGCTATGTCGGCACGAACAACCCGAACGGAAAGGAGTGGGACATGATTGAGAACGACGACCTACGAGGCGACGCGCTGCAGGGATTCCTCTCTGCCGCCTTCTCCTGCATCGCCCAGACGATGAAGGAGGACGGGGCCTTCTACGTGTGGTTCGCGTCGGTCAATCACATCCAGTTCGAGAGGGCGCTCGCGAAGGCCGGCCTCCGCATCAAGCAGGAGCTCATCTGGGACAAGGGGATGGTCCTCGGACACTCGGACTACCACTGGGCCTACGAGCCCTGCCTCTATGGCACGCATCAGGGGAACAACTGCAAATGGTACGGCGATCGGAAGCAGAAGACCTTCCTCGCCCTCAACCGCTCCAAGATCCGGGAGCTCAAGAAGGAGCAGATGGAAGACATCCTCCTGAACCTGCACGCAGGGAGGACTTGCTGGCGGATCGACCGCGACAACGTGATGGACTACGTGCACCCGACGCAGAAGCCGGTGGAGCTCGCCGCCAGGGCGATGCGTAACTCCAGCGCGGCAGGCCAGGCGGTCCTGGACCTGTTCGGCGGATCGGGGACCACGATGATCGCGGCCGAGCAGCTGAACCGCAAGTGCTTCATGATGGAACTGGACCCGCACTACTGCGACGTGATAATCGCCCGCTGGGAGAAGTTCACGGGCAGGACGGCGGAACTTATCGAACACCACGAGAAAGTGGCGTAGAACGCAAAGAAAATGGCGCTATGCGCAAATTAAAACACGCAAGACTATGGCAAACGAACAGAACCTGATACACCTGGACGAGCGCCCGCCGGAGGAGCGGAAGCGCATCGCCGCCGCAGGGGGCAGGGCCTCCGGGCGCGCGAAGCTCCGCAGGAAGGCGGGGCGCGAGCTCGTCCGCGCCATCCTCTCGATGAAGGACCTGGACGAGAAGATCAAGGCCGAGCTCCGCAAGGAGGGCATCGTGGACGCCGACATGACGAAGGAGGTGGCGATGCACATCCGCCAGATCCAGAAGGCGATCCGCACGGCCGACACCAGGGCCTACCACGAGATCATGAAGGCCGCCGGCTACACCGAGGACGAGGGGGTGAACATCAACATCGCATCCGACGAGGCGCCGGTGATCGTGTTCGGCGACACCTCCCAGGAGAAGACCGACGGGGAGGCGGGGAACCCATGAACAAGAGAGCAGCGCTAATTGCCACCGCCATCGTCGTCGGGCTCGCGTCGTTCTGCGGCCTGCTGTACCTCGCCTTCGAGGGGTGCAAATGGGCCATGATCGTCCTCGCCGTCCTGGGCGTCGCCGTAATCTGGGGCGGCTTCTACTGGTCGTTCAAAGACTGAAGACATGGACGCCGACAAGCACTACCGCTTCATCAAGCGCCAGTTCGTCATGGGATGGGAGGGCCAGGAGGACGGCCTTCTCCTGATCTACGCCGACGGCTCCCGCGAGGTTATCCCCATGAGCGAGAGGGAGGCCCTGGAGAACAGCCTCCACCTCGCCAGGGAGCTCGACGACGCCATCGGCCTAACCTGGGAGGACTGACATGGCGGCGCGGCAGCTCATATTCCACCCGAAATACGAGCCCCTTTTCCGTCCAGGGAAAGCGGACGACCCGCGCTACACCATCCTCACATCCGGCCGCGCCGGCGGAAAGTCCACCGCCGTCTCCACCGCCACCGTCTGCGACACCTACACCGACGACAAGGCCATCCTCTACGCCCGCTACACGATGGCCGCCGCCGAGATCTCCGTGATACCCGAATACACCGAGAAGATCAAGATCCTGGGGAAGGAGCGCCACTTCGGCGTAACGAAGGACACCATCGTCAACCGCGCCAGCAAGGGCGTCGTCTACTTCCGGGGCATCCAGACGTCCTCCGGCAACCAGACCGCGAAGCTCAAGTCCATCCCCAACCTCCGCAAGTTCTTCCTGGACGAGGCCCAGGAGCTCGTGAACCCGGTGGACTTCGACACCATCGACCTCTCCATCCGCGACATCGACGCCGTGAACAGCGTCCTGATGGCCATGAACCCGACGGACATCCACCATTGGATCTACAAGCGGTTCTTCAAGAAGCCGGGCGTCCCGTTCGACTTCAACGGCGTGGTGGACGACGTTCGCTACATCCACACGGACTGGCGCGACGTCCGCGCCTACCTCTCGCCATCCTTCATCCAGATGGCCGAGAAATGCGAGAGGGAGAACCCGGAGAAGTACCGCAACATCTACCTGGGCGACTGGGCGGTCCGCCGCTCCGGGCTCATCTACACGCGCTGGGAGCCGTGCGACCGCGCGGAGATCCCTCCGGGCCTGGAGTGGTGGTACGGCAACGACTGGGGCTACAGCAACGACCCGGACGCCCTGCTCCGCATGGCCTTCGACCCGCTCACCCGCACCCTCTACGTGGTCCAGGTCATGTACGCGACGGGGAAGCTCCCCAGGGACGTGGCCGCCGCGATCCGCAGGGACTGCGAGGCCAACGGCCTGGACTGCGACCGCACCCTCGTCTACTGCGACCCCGCCCGCCCGGACAGCATCCAGGAGCTCCGCATGCAGTACGGCATCAACGCCGTCCCCGGCATCAACCGCGACAAGGTGGGGCGCATCGGCTACCTCCAGGGCTTCAAGGTCCGCTACGTCGGCGGCGCGATCCGCGACGAGGTGGAGACGTACTCCTGGGAGCCCGACAAGAACGACCCGGAGGTCTACACGGACGTCCCGCAGGACGGGCAGGATCACTGCTTCGTCGGCTCAACTCTCATAACGACCACCAACGGCCAGAAGCGCATCGACGAAATAGTGCCAGGTGACGAAGTACTAACGTCTTGCGGTTTTCGGAAAGTGACCAAAGTTTTTAACAATGGATACAAGAAAATACGCAAGTATTCGATAAAATTCCGTACCTTTGAGGTGGAGCTCGAAGCAACTCCAGATCATCGAATTAAAACCTCAAAAGGATGGAAACAATTACGGGATTTATGCGAGACGGACGTCCTGTTCCTACGCAAGTCTTCAACGGAAAGGAGTACCACCTCTATCCAGGGGAGCGCTACTTCAGCAGACACAACAAACGCCTGCACCGCGTCGTGTGGGAGTTCTATAACGGACCGATCCCGGAAGGGTATCACGTCCACCATCGGGACGGAAACGCCTGGAACAACGACATCGGAAACCTCGAACTCGTCCAACGGAGCAAGCACGCGAGCGACCACACCAGAAAACGCGTCGAGCGAGACCCGGAGCCCTTCCGCACCAACATGCACAAGGCAATGGAAGCAGCAAAGGAGTGGCACAGATCCGAGGAGGGAAGACAATGGCACCGAGAGCACGCAAGAGCCCAGGGCCTCGGAGCGAGAGAGAAGGTCGAGTATACCTGCGACTTCTGCGGCACCAAGTTCCTCCAGCAACGAGCAAACGTCGCCCACCATTTCTGCTCGAACAAATGCTCGGCGACATGGAGACGCCGGGAAGGCGTCGATGATGTCGTCCGCGTCTGCGAATGGTGCGGGAAGGAGTTCAAGACAAACCGATTCAAGAAGCAGCGCTTCTGCTCATCTGCTTGTTCAGGAGCCCATCGTCGCGGTCCTCGAAAGTAAGGATCGCGTAGAACTTGTATTCGACCTTTGCGTCGAAGGGATGCACGAGTACCTCGCCAACGGGGTGCTCGTGCATAATTGTATGGACGCCGCGTCCTACGCGACCACGCACCTGCGCCGGCTCGCCATTCCCAACGACGACGGGGACCTCCCCGGGCGCGCATAACGAAAAGACCGAGAGCCGGGGCGGTCCAAAATTCCCCGCGTTTGCTATTTTGGGGGCGAATAAAGCGATTTACTATGTTTGGACTTAAGACTGTACGGGCGAAGGACCTGGACGCCCAGAACGCGAAAATAGAGGCCCTGGAGACGGAGCTCAAGGGCTACTACGAGAACCGGGAGGCGGGGAACCAGTACTTCGCCGCTATCGCGGCCCTCCTGAAGGGGATGGACCTGGACAACGTGACCGCCGTCATCAAGCGGTCCGAGCTCAAGGCCGCCTACGAATCCAACGGCCCCGCCTGGGGCATCGTCAACAAGATCTCCAAGGCCGTCGGCGAGATGTTCACCTTCCTGGAGCTCCAGCGGTGGAACGGGAAGGAGTGGGAGGACGTGGAGCAGCACTGGCTCCTGGACCTGCTCCGCAAACCGAACGACCGCTTCAACTGCAAGCGCTTCGGCGAGGGCTGGGCCATCAACCGCCTCGTCTACGGCGACGCCACCGTGTACTCTCCGAAACTCGTCGGCGCACGCAGGGGCGAGGGCAAGGAGATGTACCTCATCCCCGGCCACCGCGTCGGCGTCGAGAAGGGCGGCTACCGCGCGCCAATGAAGGGCATCAGGGTCACCGGCGGCGGCAAGGAGGAGCTGATCTCCCCGAAGGACTTCTTCATGAGCTTCGGCTACAACCTGGACGACACCAGCTTCTACGGGACGAGCCCGCTGGTGGTAGCAGCGGTCTACCTCTCCGTCATCGACAAGGGCATGGCCCGGCAGGACGTGGCCCTCCAGAACGGAGGCCCGACCGCCATCGTCACGCCGAAGGCCGACAACCTGGGCGTGATGCCGGCCACGGCGAACCAGGTGACCGAGGACCTGAACGGGAAGGAGGTCAAGGGCCAGATCAAGGCGCTGCGCGCCGCCATCGAGCTCCACCAGCTGGGGATATCGCCGGTGGACCTCGGCATCCTCGCCTCGCACAAGGAGGCCATCACCGCCCTCTGCTTCGTGTACGACATCCCCGTGGACCTCTACTACGGCCAGAGCAAGTACGAGAACGCGAAGGAGGCGAAGAAGGCCCTCTACGAGGCGAACGCCATCCCCCTGGCGAACGAGTTCGCCGCTGACCTGCTCTCCCACTTCGGGCTGGACGGCGAGTTCCGCCTCACCGTGAACACCGACAGGATCAGCGTCCTCCAAGACGACCCGGCCGACGTGCTGGACAACCTGACGAAGATGGGCGCCACGCTGAACGAGAAGCGCGAGGCCTACGGCTACGAGCCGAGGCCGGAGCCGTGGGCCGACCTTCCGATGGTACCCATGTCCACCATGTTCGGAGGCGAGGGCGTGAACGACATCAACGAGGAGTAAATGCCAGACAAGAAGCGCATCACCCCGGCCGAGCGCCGGCGGCAGGACTACCTCCGGCGCAAGACGCTGAAGGTGGCCTCCGTCTATGAGACCCGCCTGGAGAAGGACCGCCGGGCCGAGCTCCGCAGGGTGCTGGCCATGGCGAAGGACTACTCCGACCCGTCCGCGCTCATCCCCCTCATCCAGGGCCAGATAGACGAGACCCCCTACCTCGGCAAGTGGTGGAACGGCCTGATCGTGGACGCCGGGCTCCCGATAGCGAAGGCGACCGCCCGGGACCTCCGGGCGGCGAAGGCCGCCGGGGAGGAGGACGTCTGGCTGGCGTCCCTGCGCAACTACGCGACCGCCCGCGCCGGCAGCGAGATCGTCGTCGTGTCCGGCACCTGGAAGGACAACCTCGTCAGGCTCCTGCGCCAGATCCTCGCGGAGGAGGCGGCCAGGGGCATCGAGAAGGTTACGAAGGAGCTCTACCACCGCTATCTCGCCACCTTGGAGAAATGGATGTGCCGGAGGATCGCCCAGACGGAGGCGATGATCGGCATGGCCGAGGCGGCGAACGACGCGGCGAAGACGCTGTCCATCCCCTTCACGAAGGAGTGGTGCATCTCGGGGCTCGGGAACACCCGCGCCAGCCACGAGCTCATGGACGGGGTGACGGTGGACCAGGACGAGCCGTTCGTCCTTCCGGGGGGCATGCTCATGTACCCCCACGACACCTCCCTGGGGGCCGACGCCGGGGAGATCATCAACTGCGCCTGCGCCTGCATCCGCAGGCCGAAAAGGTAGCCCGTATCAAAAAGACCGAGAGGGCGGTGTATTGAATACGCCGCCAAAAATGATATTTTTGTGCGAAACCAACCCGGAACGCACGAAAAATGAAGCGCATCCCCATCCAATTCAAGGCAGGCCCCGGAGAGGGCCTGGAGACCAAGCAGGGCGACGCCCGCCTGGAGGTGAAAGCCGAGGGCGAGGGCGGCATCCTGCACATCAAGGCCTACGCCCTGGCCTTCGGCAACATCGACAGCTGGGGCGACATCATCATGCCGGGAGCCCTCGACGCCTTCCTCGCAAGCGACGAGGCCGACCGCATGGCGCTGTGCTACCAGCACGAGCGCCGGACGGTCATCGGCAAGATCACCGGCAAGGGCGTGGACGAGTACGGCATGTGGATCGAGGCGGACATCCTCCCGACCACGGCCGGCAACGACGCCGCCATCCTCCTGAAGTCCGGGGCCGTCAAGGAGTTCTCCATCGGCTACCGGGCGGACCGCTACCACTACGAGAAGCGCGAGGGCTACGAGTACGACATCCGCGTCCTGGACGCCATCACCGTGTACGAGGTGTCCCCCGTGACGACCGCGGCCAACCCCAAGGCCATCATCGTGAGCGCCAAGGCAGACCCGAACCATCACAACAATCCCAAACCCAATCAAACTATGACCCCTGAAGAGATCAAAGCGATGCGTGAGAGCATCGAGAAGGCGGCGACCGAGAAGGTGGCCGCCGAGCTGAAGGCCAAGATCGAGGAGATCCAGGCCAAGCAGAGCGAGATCGATGCCCAGGCCAAGAGCATCGAGAATCTCGACCAGACCGTCAACGACCAGCAGCAGACGATCGACGAGCTGAAGAAGCGCCTCCAGGCCGAGGAGGTCAAGACCTTCTTCAACGCGTTCAAGGCCGCCGTCGAGGAGCACAAGGAGGACATCGAGACCCTCATCAAGTCCGGCAACCAGAACGGCTCGATGAAGTTCGAGTTCGACTTCGAGCGCAAGACCGACTACGACGTGACCGTCGCCGGCGACATCACCCGCGTCGCATGGGGCGGCGCCCTGGACGACCGGATCTCCGGCCCGCGCGCCCTGGCCAACCCCTTCTACGAGGTGTTCAACAAGCAGAACGTGAACGCGCTGTTCATCCACTGGATCGAGGGCACGTACACCGACCAGACCGCCTACGTGGACGAGCTCGCGGCCCTGCCCGACGCCAACGCCGCCGCGGTGGAATCCACCCGCAAGATGGCGAAGTTCGGCGCCCACATCCTCCTGTCCAGCGAGGTCACCGACTTCTTCACCGCGCTCTATGACTGGGCCCGCAACAAGGCGCAGGAGAAGATGCGCGAGTTCGCGAACGCCGAGATCTACGGCGGCGCCGGCGCCGACACCAACAGCACCACCCAGAAGAAGATCTACGGCCTGAAGTCCCAGGCCACGGCCTTCTCCGGCGTGGGTACCTATCAGGACGCAACCATCGCCGACCTCGTGAAGGACGCGAAGATCCAGGCCGCCAAGTACGGCTACAACCTGAACGTCGCCTTCCTGAGCTGGGCCGACTACGCCACCCTGAACGGACTGAAGGACGCCAACGGCCGCTCCATCTGGGACGACCGCGAGGAGGTCACCATCCAGGGCGTGCGCATCATCCCGTCCGGCGTCGTCAGCTCCGGCGACATGCTCCTGGCCGACACCTCCGCCGTCAGCATCAAGGAGCGCCCGACCTACGAGCTCGAGATCGTCCGCAACGCCAAGCTCGACGGCTGGGACGTCTACCTCCGCAAGGGCCTCCAGGTCCTCGTGAAGACCGCCGACAAGAAGGGCCTCATCTTCATCGACGCGATCTCCACCGAGCTCGCGGCCATCACCGCTCCGGGCGCCCTCACCGGAATCGCGGAAGGCGTTGACAAGCTCGCCGGCGCTGTGAACGACAGCGACCAGCTCGAGACCCATCCGAACACCTGATAGGCTGAACGATGGCTCGTCTCGAAGTCATACATGTAGAGGACGGCTTCTGCCGGGGAATGCTGGAGGACTTGAAACAGTACGCCAGCATCCCCGACGACAGCCGTGACGCCATGCTCCAGCGCATCCTCCGCAACGCCGCCCTACGCGTCCAGGAATACGCCGACCGGCCCTTCCTGGAGACGCAGTGCCGCGTGACAGCGGATGTACCCATGGCGGGCGGCATCGTGCAGCTCTACATGGGCGGCGGCGACATCGACGAATGCGTGGACGCGGACGGCGAGTTCATGCGCTTCGACCCCCTCCCCGGCGGGAAGGTGCAGTGTTTCAGGCGGGGCGTCCCCGTCAGCATCACCTACACCACCAGGCCCACCGACGGAGACCGCGAGGCCCTGTACCACACCGTCCTGCGCTACGCGACCGCCGACTACGACGGCGCGGAGACCAAGGAGCTCAACCAGATCTTGACGGAGGCAAGGCAATGACTATGCGTTCACCCAGGGGCGCGAGGCGCTACAACGACCTCGTACAGCTCACCATGACGAAGGCCGTGCATGACGAGTTCGCGCACGCCTCGTTCGGCGAAACCGAGGTCGTCCTGGAGGTGTACGCGGAGGTCCGGCAGATGTCCTCCACCAAGACGATGCTCACCTTCCAGCAGGCCGACGTGGTGGGCGTGGACGTGGAGTTCCGCGTCCCGTCCGTCCAGTTCAACGGCATCCGCTGGAGGGGGCGCGAGATCCACTTCCCGACCCCGGAGATACTCGACAACCGGGGCCGGGTGGTGCGCGTCTCCGGCTGGTACCAGGTGGACGACCCCATCCAGGAGGACCCTCCGGCTCCCGTCACCGCGGAGGCCGGGGAATGAGCCAGGGGGGCTCCATAGAGCTCGAAGGGCTCGACAAGTTCCTGAAGGCCCTGGAGAAGGCGGACCGCAAGGTCGTGGACGCGGCCCTCGAAGGGCTGGAGGCGGGTGGCATGGAGATCATCGCGGACGCGCAGACGAACCTGCGGGACAACGAATCGGTAGTGACGGGCCTCCTGCGCCAGAGCGGAAAGGTGACGAGGAAGGGCGACGACATCACCGTCGGCTTCTTCGACACGACGAACAAGACCGGCTACGCGGAGTTCGTGGAATACGGGAGAAGATCGGGCAAGTTCCCACCTCTGGACGAGATGGCCGCCTGGGCCTACAAGAAGTTCCAGCTGAATGACTGGAAGATCGCGAGGAGCGCCGGCTTCCTCATAGCGAGGAAGATCGCCGAGAAAGGCTCCGAGCCTCACGCCTTCTTCAACCCTGCGGTGAAGAAGAACCACAGCAAGATTTTGAACGCCGTGCGGGACGCCGTGCGGAAAGCGACCAAGTAAAACGATGTCATTGTTCAGCAGACTGTTCGCCAGGACCCCTGCGAAGCACGAGAGCGCCTACCACCCCGTCTACGCGGCGGTGGTCGCCCGCCTCGAGCGCGAGGGCGTCCGCGTGGGTAAGGGCGCGGGCTATCCGCGCATCGAGGTCCACACCATCACCGAGGGCGAGCGCCTGGACAAGGAGGGCATGCTCCGGCAGTTCTCCCTGACCGTGGAGAGCATCGGAAACGCCTCCCTCTCGGCGACGGCCGACATGAACGAGAGGAACGTGGAGCTCCTGACCTCGGAGCTCACCATGCCGGAGGGCTGGAGGTGCGTGGGCGTGCTGCCCGACCAGCTCAAGGACCTCACGGAGAGCGCCGACAGCGCGAAGATCATCTACCGCCTGCTCCAGGGCTTCACAATCTACGTGGAGCGCGTGAAGGGCGACGCGTCCGCGCAGGAGCAGGAGGACGCACCCGGCACCGAATAACGAAAAACACAGCATGACATGGCAAGACTGGGAAACATAACGAAGTTCTACATCCGCACCGTGTACACGGATTCCCCGACGGAGCCGACCGTGACCGCGTACCACTACGGCTGGCTCGGCTGCGAGACGGCCAACAGCCTGAACCGCACCCAGGAGGCCGTGGAGTGCAGCGACAAGTCCGACACCTGGGCCCGTTTCATCCCGGGCAAGCTGGGCGGCACAGTCGAGGCGACGGCCTACGCCGACAACAGCGACGGCCGCCAGGCGGCGCTGCTGGACGGCCTGCACACGGGCCAGAAGGTATGGGTCCTCACGGGCGTCCGCGAGGCCTCCGCCGCCGTGGACGAGAGCGACGAGATCCAGGAGGGCGACCTCATGCAGGGCGTCATCACGGCGATCTCCGACACCAATGACTTCGGGGCCGTGGCGTCCCGCACCTTCTCCATGACCGTGGACGGGGAGATCGAGCACACCGACCCCGAGGACGAGGAGGAGGAAGAAGAATAAAGACAACCATTTAACCAACGACATATCATGGCACAACTCGGAAACGTAAACAAGTTCTACATCAAGATCAGCTCGTCCTGGACCTGGCTGACCGGGGAGCAGAACAACTCATTCAACCGCACCGCGGAGGCCATCGAGGTCTCCGACAAGAGCACCAAGTGGGCGCAGTTCATCGCCGGGAAGCTCGGCGCCACGGCGGAGGTCACCGTCTTCGCCGACAACAGCGACACCGCCCAGAAGAACGTCCTCTCCGCCTTCGCATCCGGCGACGAGGTGGACATCTTCATCGGCGAGCTCTCCACGAACAGCCCGTCCTCCGGCGACGTGGCGAAGGCCATCATCACCGCCGTCAGCGACACGAACGACTTCGGCGCCGTGTCCTCCAGGAGCATCAGCCTGACCGTCTCCGGGGCCGTGACGCACTACCCCGCAAGTTAGCCGCGCCATGATCCAGGTGCGCAAGACAGTGGAGATCGGCGAGGGGGTGAAGGTGGAGCTGCTTTTCACCCCCCGTCTGTCCATGTACCAGAAGACCGTCGCCCCCCTTCCCGAGCTGAAGGAGGACGCCGGGATGATGGCCGTATGGGAGCGCTACGCCGACCTCATGTACTTCGCGGCGCTCAACGCCTGGGAGCTGGACGGCCACGGCACCGCCGAGGAGTTCCCGCACACGCGTGGCGACTTCCACGGCTGGATGCAGGCCGACCCGAAGGGCTTCATGAAAGGCGTCGAATTCGCCGCCAGCGCGCTCACGGGGAAGACGGTGAAGGAGTTGGCAGACGAGGCGGCGAAACGCCGCGAAAACGGCCAGGAAACGCCGAATACGGGGAAAGGGGAGGCCGTAAAAAAAAAGAGCAGCTGGATCTCCCGGATTATGGGCCGATCGAGGCGTTCCTCGTAGGCCGGTGCGGCAAGACCGAGCGCGAGGCGGGGCTCACCTCCTTCCGTGAATACCAGCTTCTGGCGAAGGGGAAGGAGGACGAATGGAGGGAGAGGATGGAGGTCGCGCGGTGGGTCTGCTTCCACATCTACGCGCAGAACCCCTACATCAGGCCGCCCAGGGCGCAGACCCTGACCTCGTACTGCCGCTTCCCCTGGGAGCAGGTCACGAAGGAGGAGGCCGAGGAGGCCGCGAGGCGCTGCACCGTCACGGAGGAGGAGGCCGCGAAACTGAACGAGATATTTGCAAGCATTAACAACCGAGGAAGATGAAGATAGGCGATCTGTGGGTCAAGCTCGGACTGAAGAAGGACGAGTTCGACAAAGGGATGAAGGAGGCCGGGGAGCAGGTCTCCGGCGAGGGCGGCCTTCTCGGCAAGATAAAGGGCCTGAAGGTCGGCGCGCTCGCGGCGTGGGCCGCCATCGGCGCGGCCGCCGTCAAGATGGCCGACAGCTTCGCCCATACGTCCCAGCGCATCGGGGACGTATGGGACACCACGATGGCTGGCATGAAGGGCGCCTGGGGCACCTTCATCGCCGCCGTCAACTCCGCCGACTTCTCCAACCTGGGGAAGCGCATGGCCGACAGCTTCCGCGAGGCGAAGCTCCTGGCGAACATGAAGGACGCGGAGTTCGAGGTCATGAACTCCATCGAGCTCCAGAAGTCCGCGATGAAGGACGAGCTCGCCGTTCTCCAGATCAGGATGCGGAACCAGAAGCTATCCCAGAAGGATAGGGAGGCCGCCGCAAAGGAGTACCTGGAGAAGGTGAAGGGCATCTATGAGCAGGAGGAGCAGTACCGCAAGCGTTACAGCATCCAGGCGCAGAACACCTACCTGACCAGCGCCGGGGTCCGCGAGACCGGGCGCAACCGCGAGGCCCTGCAGACCTTCCTCACCTCCGTCGCCCCCAACCAGGAGCTCGTCAAGGCCCTGGACGACTACAACAAGAACAACAACCGCTACGCCAACGAATCCCAGCGCACACTCCTTGAGGGCCTGAAGGAGCAGACGGGGCTCAACCTCGCCACCCTCGGCAAGATAGCGAACTACTACCAGAGCACCAACGACGAGACCGCGAAAGAACTCGTGGACGCGATCGTGGCGGAGCGCGCCGCCGCCGGCGCCTTCAACGAGGAGACCCGCCGCATCCAGAACCTTGGCGACAACGTCACGGTGAAGGGGGGCGGAAAGGTCAGGGAGACCCTTGAGCAGACGATGGCGAAGGCCCAGGCCGCGATGGACAAGGTGATCGACGACGCGATGGACCACATCGACGACGCGCTGAAGGACATGAAGCCGGTCGAGTTCGAGCCCCTGGAGATCGTGCCGCCGGACCTCACGGAGTGGGACGCTTTCTACGACAAATACAGCGGGGACTTGCAGAGGATGCAGGACCTCCTCATCGCATTCCGCGACGCCGCCATCCAGGGCTTCAGCGACGCGGTGCAGGAGCTCGCGGACCAGTTCGCCGGCCTCTCCGAGATCAATCCCGGCGCTATCCTGCAGGCGCTTCTCACCCCCCTGGCCGACCTGGCCATCAAGGAGGGCGAGATACTCATAGCCCAGGGCATCGGCGTCGAGGCATGCAAGAAGGCGCTCGAATCGCTGAACGGCTATGCGGCCATGGCCGCGGGCGCCGCTCTCGTCGCTATTGGCGCCGCGGCGAAATCCGGCCTTGCGGCCCTTGCGAAATCCGGCGCGGGGACGACGGCGACGACCTCCTATGCGAGCTCCGGATCGTCCGCCGGCCAGCAGACGATCCAAACTGAAATGACGATCCGGGTTGAGGGTGTCCTTCGCGGATCGGACATATACCTGGCGGGCCAGAAGGCCGTAAACAATTGGAGCAGATAATATGGCGTATGCGCTGAAATATTACGCGGAGTTCCGCAACGAGGCCGGCCACGACTACCGGCTCGAAATCTTGCAGCGGGACTACAGCGGTACCTCGAAGAAAATCGCCTTTTTAGCGGGCTGCGTCCTTGAAATCCAGGGGGCGCAGGACGACATAACGGCGCCGATCGTGAAAACCCAGCTGCGCTTCACGGTGATCGACGCCTCCGACATGACCGATACGGCGTATGTTAAATACGGCGATTTTTCGGAATTCTTCACCCCGGACGAGACGCTATACAAGGTGAGCATAGCCAGGGTCGTTTCGGACGTTGCGACGATCTTCTGGACGGGCTACATCACCCCGGACAGCTGGCAGGAAGGGCTCGACTACCGGGCCCCGCTCACGTTCACGGCCCGCGACAATTTGGGCCACCTCCAGGATTTCACATTTGACATGACCCCGGACGCCCAGGGCCTTGTCTGCATCCGGGACCTCATAACCGCCGCAAAAAACAAGGTAGCCTTCCCTATGACGCTGTCCTTCAACGACGGCGGGACCAACGACGCAAACCATTACGAATACGACGAGATTTCGCCCCTTGACGCCCATATAAACGCCTCGCTTTTCGAGGGTGAAGATTGGTATTCAGTCCTGGAGGAGACGCTTGAGGGGATCGGCTACACGCTGCGCTATATCGACGACAACACCTTCTGCGTGGCCCCGCTCCGCAACATGCCCTATTTCGGCGGCGACGAGCCGACGACCCCGGCCGCGCTTGAGTTCTACGGCGGTACGCGCGAATACGACCCTGCTGTGAAAAGCATCCAGGAGGAGGTGGACTACGATTTCAGCGAGGTGTCCAGGCCAGGCGTCAAGAAAGGGCTCCTATTCAACGGTGATTATCAAAACTACACGTATCAATATGGTTCCGGCACCGGCACCGGCAGGAGCGACCGAATTGTGAACGCCGGCCCTGGCTGGCAGACCGGGTATGGATTCTTGAACGCGGAGGGCTACTATTTGACCGCGAAGCTGCGGAATCAGGAAGGAACTGATGCCGGGACGAAGTACCCGATGCTAATTGCGAACCAGCAGACGCCGACTACGGTGCAGCAGTACAAAACGGCGGTCTATTCCGCCGGCCTTTCCCTGCACCTGGTGTTCGCCGGCCCGCTTGAACGGAAGGCGGCGCTGGAGCTGGGCATTTCCAAGAGCTACCTTGCAAGCCTCAAATTGAGGGTCATTTATCAATACGGGACAACGCTGGAGTATTGGAACGGCGATGATTGGACGCCAACGCTGCACACATTGGAGCTCACGCCGGCCTCCGAAATCAAGGCCCAGTACGAGGTGGATATACCGCTCGGCGAAAGCGACCTCGGCGTAGGTGGTTTCCTTGTCGTCCAATTCGTTGACATACATTTTTCCGGGGCGGATGCTCCCGAAATGGGCATCTATGCGCGGGTGAGCGACATATCGTTCACATTGAATTCGTCCATGCTCAAGAGCAACCGGCTCACGACGATAAATAACGACGATTATAACGTGGCAGTCACCAGGAAGCCTCGCTTTTCCGCATTGAGCATAGACGTCCCGATTGTTAGCACGCAGTCCTATAAGAACGCCCTCTATTACTACGATTCCGGCGGCCAATATCATCCGTATGGATACCTCGGCCATTGGTACGGGGCCTCCGCCCAGGTCCCCTTCCCGGCGATGATCCACCAGCAAATCCTGGCGTATCGGTACGGTGCCGCCCAGGTGTTGAGCGGAAACTGCGGCCTTGCCGACCACGGGGCCCTTGGCTTCCAGACCGCCTTCTCGTACAAGGGCCACAAGTTCCTCATGAAGGGCGGCACGTTCGACATGTTCACGGGACGCCTTGCCAGCGCCGTGTTCCATGAATTCCTCTATTTCGACGAGCTGTGGAGCGACGAGACGGCGCCCGCGACGACCGGGACGACGGCATACAATGACGGCGGCTACGGCTCGTCAGGATCGAGCGCCAGCGGATCGGGCGGCGGAGGCGGTGGCGGCGCTGTGGTCGCCTGGGGATCGGAAAGCAATAACACCGTGCCGCTGTCGGTGAACGGAGTTTCAAAGGAGCTCCTCAAGAGCGGCTGGTCCGAGCTCCCCGCGGTGACCGGGGGCGACAACGGGAAGGTCCTCAAGGTCGTCTCCGGGGTATGGGCGAAAGGCGACGACGACGGCTATGTGAAGCCCAGCGGCGGCATACCTTCATCGGACATGGCGGCTGCCGTCCAGACCTCCCTGGGGAAGGCGGACAGCGCACTGCAGTCCGTACCGAGCGACTACAAGAAGGTCGTCCTCTGCGCAAGCGAGGCGGCATACCAGGCAATAGCGAACAAGGACAGCGACACGCTCTATCTCATACCGGAAACGTAGCAGGCTATGTCGTATATCGGGACAACGAAAATCGGGGGCATGTACCTCGGCAGCACCGGGATCGCCAAGGCGTATCTCGGCGCCGATCTCGTGTTCCAGAAGGGGCAGCAGCCCGCCCCGCAACCCCAGCAGTACGCCGTCGCCCTGCATCCGACATCCTACGATACAACCGACTACAGCTACTACTCAATCTCAAATTCGAGCAACGCATATGAGGATTCGGACAGCACAAACTATTGCTCTGTTCGTGCGAAGAACGGAAATTATGCGGAGACCTGGGTGTATTTCAAGTTCGACACCTCGTCCATCCCTTCTGGCGCGACAATCCTTGAAGTGACTTGTAAAGTCAAGGCGTCGTATTCTGCGAATAACACCATAATACCGACACATACGATCCAGATGTACTCCGGCACGACGGCGAAGGGGAGCGCGACTACACTTGGAACAAGTGCAAGCGAAAAAACCCTCGATGTGGGGACCTGGACACGGGCGGAGCTGGAGGATGCGAGAATCAAGTTGTACTTGCAGAGAAGCACAACACAACCTTCAACGGCTTATTACGGGCGCTTCTACGGAGCGACTTTGACCATAACTTACACGGCTTAAAAAACAATGGGAACAATTACACTAAAGAATTTCCGCACCAACGCGGACGTAAAGATCAACGCCGGCCTGAAAGACGGCGGCGTGCTGATCGATTGGGCGGAGCTCACCGACATCAAGGCGTGGCTCTGGTCCGACGCGCAGAAGGCCCTGGCCGGGCGCTGCGACGTAAGGGTGGACGCTGACGACAGCACGAAACTCATCTGCGAATACGCGGCGACCAAGCCGCAGTACCCCGGCGTTAATCGCCTGATCGTCCAGGCGACCAGCCAGGGAGTTACCAAGACCTACGACAAACCGGCGTTCAACTTTGTTCGCTGGACGGACGACCAGGAAGGGACACAGATCACCATTGACGATCCGGAGGTGGACGTGGAGATCGAGGTGCAGGACGTTTCCAGCACGATCCTTGACGCAGTAATAGCAGCCGCGATCGCGGCGACAGCGGACGCGGAACATGCTGCGCACCTGATCCCCAACCAGGTCCTCCTCGACTGCGAGCAGGCGACGATCGACGCCAACGCAGCGGCAGCCGCTGCCGCTGCCGCTGCCGGCCGCGCTCCTTATATCGACGAGGACACCGGAAATTGGTTTGTTTGGGACGCGTCCGCAGGTCAGTACGTGGACAGCGGTAAGCATGCCCAGGGAGAAACGGGCCCTACTCCGCAGATCACCGTTGGCGATACGGAGACCGGCGATGCGGGCACCGAGGCAGAGGTCATCATCGGCGGGACAGCCGCCGCTCCGGTCCTCCGCTTCAAAATCCCGAAGGGAGACCCCGGCGTGGTTGAGGCAAGCTACAAGCATGTTGAAACGCTGCCGACCGCATCGGCGGCGACTATGAACAATATATACCTGGTTGATACCGAGACGGAGGACGTATATGGAGTGTTTTACACCTCGTATGACGGCAGCGCCTATTCCTGGGTCCAGCTGGGGACAACCTCGATCAATCTATCCGACTACGCGGAGAAAAACGCGGTGGATCAGCTTGCCCTCGACCAGGTCAACTTTGA